TTTACATTTCTTACATCTTTATACAAACCGCTCATAACCGTTAAATTTTTTTTAGATTTTTTATTTATTAAAGGTATAATTTTATCTATAAATTCAGGGGAAATAATATTTTTTATCTCAACAATTGCTTCTAAATGGTCCATAATTATGATACTTTCATTCTCTATATATTTAATATATAACACAATTATGGCCTTAAAAAAAGTAGATTTTGCACCTGGTTTTAACAAACAAAGCGTACCCTCAGCCCTTCCTGGAAAATGGGTAGATGGTGATTTTGTGCGTTTCAGATACACCGCTCCTGAAAAAATAGGAGGATGGGAACAACTAACTGCTGCATCTAAAACTTTACCTGGAGCAGCTAGAGCACAATTAGCTTGGACTTCACTAGCTGGTGAAAAATACGCTGCTATTGGTACCTCTCAAGGTTTATTTTTATATTATGGTAATGACTTTTATGACATTACTCCGTTAGATACAGCAATTACTGGATGCACATTAACAACTGTTAATGGTTCAAATGTTTTACAAGTTAATAAAGGATCACACGGTTTACAGGTTGGAAGATATGTGACTTTATCTGGTGTGACTGTTACAGGTGCATCAGATTTTACAGCTGCAGAATTAGAAGTAGCTTATGAAATTTTAACAGTTGCAACGGTAGATAAATTTACTGTTCAAGCTGTAAGAGCTGAAGGAGGAGCTGGCATGACTGCAGCAGGTGCAGCGACTGTTAATCCTTATGTTGAAGTTGGACCAACTACTCAAACTGTAGGTTATGGTTGGGGAACATCTTCTTGGGGAGCTGAAACTTGGGGCACCGAAAGATCTACAAGTAGTGTAATCTTAGACCCAGGAAATTGGAGTCTTGATAATTTTGGTCAAGTTCTTGTTGCAACTATATTTAACGGGAAAACTTTTACATGGAACGCTGGGGCATCGGGAGCAAGAGGTATTCGAGCCTCTTTAACCACATCGGGTGTTCCAACTAGCAACAACCCCACAGCTAGTCGATTTACTTTAGTCTCTGATCGAGATAGACATTTATTTCATTTTGGAACTGAAACAACTATTGGTGACTCTACAACACAAGATCCAATGTTTGTAAGATTTTCTAATCAAGAAGATTTAAATACTTATCTACCTACCGCTACTAATACTGCAGGTACCTTTAGATTAGATACAGGTAATGAAATACGAGCAGCACTTCAGGGTAAGGATTATGTATTTGTACTAACTGATCTTGCTGCATATGTAATTCAATTTGTGGGTCCACCATTTACATTCAGTGTTAGACAAGTCGGCACTAATTGTGGATGTATTGGACAACATGCAGCTTCATATGTCAATGGAGCTATATATTGGATGTCTAACGAAGGTGGTTTTTTTGTGTATGATGGTACAGTTAAAGCCCTACCTTGTTTAGTAGAAGACTTTGTTTTTACAACACAAAACGGAGATTTAGGTCTTAACTTTAACGCGTCTGATGTAATTTTTTCTTCACCTAATTCTTTATATACAGAAGTAAATTGGTTTTATCCAAAAGATGGATCTACTCAAATTGACAGATGCGTAACATATAATTATCAAGAAAAAGTTTGGACTACCTCTTCTTTAGATAGAACTACTTACCAAGATCAAGGAGTCTTTAATAAACCTTATGCAACAGATTATGAAAATACAACTACTCCAGTTTTTCCAGATATTTTAGGTATAACTAGTAAATATGGTGCAAGTATATATTATGCTCATGAAACAGGAAACGATCAAGTTAATAGTTCTGGAAGAACTTCAATTAATGCCTTTATTAGATCCGGAGATTTTGATATTGATGATGGTGAAATATTTATGTCGATGAGAAGATTTATGCCAGATTATAAATTTTTAGTAGGTAACTCTAAGGTAACTTTATTTATATCTGATTACCCCTCTGAAGATCAAACAGGATCACCTTTAGGTCCTTTTACAATAACAACCTCTACTGAAAAAGTAGATACTAGAGCTCGAGGAAGACTACTATCTCTAAAAATAGAGAATGATGCTGCAGGTGAAACCTGGCGTTATGGCAGTTTTAGAATGGACGCTCAACCAGACGGAAGGAGATAACATGCCACTTACTACAAAAGGTAAAAAAATAATGAAATCTATGAAGGATAGATATGGTAAGAAAAAAGGTAAGACTGTATTTTATGCTTCAAAGAATAAAGGCAAAATAAAAGGTGTAGATAAAACTAAAAAATAATGGCTAAATTAACTAACTATATACCTGAACCCAAACAAGAATATGACGTAGAAAATCAAAGACAAATTATTGAGTCTATGACTACTATGAAACAACAACTTAATTTTTCTTTTCAACAAGATTTAAAAAACGAACAAGATACATTTAATTATTTTTTATCATGACAATACAATATAAAAGCGAAGTATTTGATCTAATTACAACTAATTTAACTACAGTTTTAACTATATCTGTGTCGGCAGTAGCTATTGTAAAAACTGTACAAGCTAGCCACCAGGATGCATCAAACGTAGATGCAGATCTATATTTAAAAAAATCTGGTGGTAGTGATGTAGAAATAGGTCATGCGCAGCTTAATAAAAGTTCTGTAAATATGATTGTAAATACCTTGAATTTAGAAGCAGGAGATGTTATAAAGATGCAAGCAGATACAGCAAATGAAATAACAGGTGTTGTAAGTTACGCACTTATAAATAGAGAGAATGAAAACGGATAATATACATAAAATAGATTGTACAACATTAACAATTTATAGAAACACAAAAACAGGAGAAACATCTACAGAGAAAGTAGAAGGTCCTGATATTGTAACTGATGTTACAGTGCAGGTATCACCGAAAGGTTTGGATGTATTCCAGAAAGTAATGAATGAGAATAAGAAACCAAAGCCCTAAAGGCGGAACTGAATTACAACTAGGTTTTCTACATCAATACGTAGATAAAAATTTATTAGATCAAGTACAAATTTGTACTAGCGTACCAGGTAAAGTACCTTTAGATCCAACTAAACTTAATATACTTTGGCAAAAAAACTCTTACGATCAACCTAACATACACCCATGGTTTATGGATAAAAGTAATCACCGTAAATACGACTGGTATGTATTTAATTCTCATTGGAATTATGAAAAATTTAGAATGATGTTTGGTATCCCAACGGAAAAATGCATAGTTATTAAAAATGGAGTTGAAAAAATTCAACAGTCTAAACCTTATGAAAAAGGTCAACCTATAAAAATTATACATCAAAATACTCCATGGAGAGGCTTATCTGTTTTACTTGGTGCAATGCAGCTAGTTAAAAATCCATTGATTACATTAGATGTCTATTCTTCTTGTGAAGTATATGGCAAAGACTTTATGGAAAAAAATGATCACAACTATAAAGCATTGTATGAACAAGCCGAGTCTTTACCTAATGTAAATTACATTGGTTACAAACCAAATGAATACATTAGAGAAAATATAAAAAATTATAATATGTATGTTTACCCTAGTATTTTTGAAGAGACTTCATGTATATCTTTGTTAGAGGCAATGTCGGCAGGATTATACAGTATTGTAACAGACTATGGAGCTTTGTTTGAAACAGGTGCAGAGTTTCCGATGTATATTCCTTATGATAATAATTACAGAGCTTTAGCTGAAAAGTTTGCTTATGGTATTGCTGCAGCAGCAGAAACTTTACACGAACCACAAATACAGAACCATTTAACTACTCAAGCTAATTACGCACAGATATATTATTCTTGGCCTAAGCAAGCATCTGCGTGGACAACATTTTTAAAAGGAGCTCTTAATGCCAAAGCCAAATGAACCCATATGGTTTAATGTAGACAAAACCGAAACTGCTAATAATGACACCTATCAAACTATTAAGACCAACAAAGTAGATACTAAAGTAACGGAAATAAATGTAGGAACTTCTCCTCACAGAATTATGGTTTGTACTCCTTGTCATAGTGATGTTAGTATGCATTACACTCAAGCAGTATTAAAGTTCCAACAAGCTTGTTGGAAACAAGGTATTTTGTGTAGTTTTACATTACTTAAATCATCTTTGGTAACACAAGGTCGAAATCTATGTGTAGCAGAGTTTTTAAATCATCCTGATAATTACACTCATTTATTATTTATAGATTCTGACATTGATTTTAATTATAAAACTATTTTTAAAATGTTAGACTTTGATAAAGATGTTATATCTTGTCCTTATCCTATGAAGTTGATTAGTTGGGATAAAATATGGCGAAGAGTCAATACAAAAGAAGATGCTATTAAAAATGAAAAAGATCTGGCTACTGCAGGTTTTACCTTTCCTGTTAAGGTAGAGGATCGTTATTCTATTAACGTGGACCGAGGATTGATAGAGCTCACTCATGCTCCAACTGGCTGTATGTTAATTAAAAGAAACGTAATTGAAAAGATGATAAAAGAATACCCTCATTTAGAAGTGTATCAGCCCACTAATATTAATGGTAAAGAGGTTAAAAAGGATAATATGTACAATCTATTTGATACCTTACATGATCCTAATACTAAACGTTTTTATGGAGAAGACTTTGGATTTTGTCAAAGATGGACAGATATAGGTGGTAAAGTTTATGGTTATATAGATGATCCTATAACGCACGTCGGAGAGTATTGTTATACGGGTCGATTTAGAGATGATTTATGGCAAGCAGCAAGACCTGTCAAATCTGTTGACGACACTAAAAAAATCAAATAAAGTATCATATTTACAGGATTTCTACGCCTGCTTAACAGTATAAATATATTTAAATTATGGCGATATCTAGATCTTTAATGAACAGACAATTACGAGCAGACGGCGGAATTATGCAAGTCGCACCTAGGGAAAAGTTTGGCCTAGGTAGTTCTATTAAAAAATTTGTTAGAAAAATTATACCCAATGAAGTAGCAGATATAGCAGTCAAAGCTGCTCCTTTTGTTGCACCATTTAACCCGGCAGTTGCAGCAGCAATGTCAGGACTAGGTACGTTTGATCAAACCGGCAGTATTGGAGACTCATTAAAAGGTGGGGCTTTAACTTATGGACTAGGTCAAGGTGCTAGATATTTAGGTGGAGCAGGTTTTCAAGGTAATCCTTTTGCTGCAGATGGCGGAGCATTTAGAGGAGGTCTTGAAGGATTTAAGTCAGGATTTACTTCACCCTTAGGAAACCAAACAGGATTTAAATTAGGTAAACCCGTTGGGGAAGTTCAAGGTGTGGGTGTTAATTCTGAAGGAAGTTATTTACCCTTTCAAGGTGAAGAAATGAACATTCCTAGTTATTCAGAACAACTTGATATTATACAAAAGGGAAGCCCTAATCAAATGACCATTACAGAATCTATACAAAAAATTTTAAGTCCAAATACTACAATAAATGAAAAAGGTGGAGAAGCTTTAAATCTTTTAAAAAGAGGAACTAAAGCCGCGTTTACTAAATCAGATGGTAAAGGTGGAACCATGATTGACAAAGCAGCAGTAATAGGAGCAGTAACTTTTGCAACCTCATACGCCGAAGCTAAAGCATTAGCTGCAGATGTTGGAGTAGATTTAACTGAAGAAGAATACGATGAAACACAAAAAGCAGATAAAAAAGAAGAGTACGCAGGTTATTTAACTAATTTTTTTGCTGGCAGAAAAGATGGCGGCAGAATAGGATTTAACGATGGTTCTGATCCAGGAGACATAGTTCTAGCATCAGATTCAGATTCAGAATTAATTAAAGCAGGTAAGTTTTCTAGAGTAGTAAGAGTTTTAATGGATGAAGGTTTTGATTTTGCAGAAGCAGTTAAAGAAGCAATGAGACAAGGTTATAACCAAGGTGGCAGAATAGGATTCGAGTCTGGTGCTAATGAAATGATAAAAACACAATTACTGGAGGAGATTATGCCTGACACAAGTACAGAAGACTTTGTGATTATAATGACGGAAGACGGACCAAGAATGATTTTAAAATCTAATCTACCTTCTGAGTCTATGATGATGGATACTACTACCAGTGTATTTGGAGATGCAGGTAGAGGAAGAGAAATTCCACAAGAACTTAGAGCTAACGGCGGAAGAATAGGTTTTAAAAAAGGTAGTCCAGAAGAAACTTCTGAAATAGGTATTATGGCCATTGACGTTGAAGCTGGTGATGACGATATGGAAGATATGGATATGGCTGCAGGTATATCTTTTAGCTCTGCAGAAAAATCATATTTATTTAGAAGATTGGGTGGATCTGGTGGAGCAAGTAGATCATATACTATGCCTCAACTATATAGAATATTAAACAATCCTGGTTCTTACCCTAATGATGCAGCGATACTAAAAGAGATTGCAATTATGGGTCTTGGTAAAAAAGATGGCGGAAGAATAGGTTACAAAAAAGGTGCTAACAGAGTATCGGAATTATTAATTTTAAGAGACAATTTACTTGCAAATGGTGAAGATGTATCTGACATTGAAGCAGAGATATTCCAATTAACAGGTAAAACATTTAAATCAGTTGGTGGCATAAGTGATATACCAACAGGTAAGATTAGAAAAAATAGTGCTGGTGTAGTTGAAAGAGACTACAGAGATGAAGGTGGTTTTGTACCAGTCGGTATTAAAGAAAGAGCCGATGATGTACCCGCTATGTTATCTAAAAATGAATTTGTAATGACTGCTGATGCCGTACGTGGTATAGGTAATGGTAGTGTCGAAGAAGGATCTAAGAAATTATACAACACAATGAAAAAAGCAGAACAAGTAGGTAAAGCATAATGGCTACAGATTATACACAAACAACGAGACGAGCTCCTTTTATAGAAGCTGCTCAAGAAAATTATATTGATTTATTAACACAACAAGTTGGTAGAGCTCCAGGCTCGGCCGGTGTACCAACGTTAGCGGAACTTGGACCACAAGTTGCAGGTCAAAACGTTTTAACTCAAGCTGCTCAACAACAGGCAGCGACTCAAGCAGGATTAGGTCAGTTAACTTTTGATCCTACAACAGGAGCCGTAACTGGTGCTGGAACAGGAACAGGAGTTGCAGGCTATCAACCTTTCTTAGATCAGGCACAACAATATCAAACGGCTGCTGCAGGATTAAGTGGTCCACAAGCATACCAACAATTTATGTCACCTTATCAACAACAAGTGATTGATACAACTCTTGCAGAGTTTGATACTCAAACAGCTAGAGGTGTACCACAACTTGCAGCCAATGCTATTCAAGCAGGAGCTTTCGGTGGTGGTAGAGAAGGTGTGGCTCAAGCTCAGTATGCATCGGACGCTGCTGCAAAAAGAGCAGCACTTCAAGCACAGTTATTAGGTCAAGGATTTACTCAAGCACAAAATTTAGCTCAACAAGCTTTTGCGCAACAACAGAATTTAGGAGAATTTTCAAGAAACCTAGCATCACTACAACCATCATTAGCAGCGAGTGGTGTACAACAATTAGGTGCAGCTGGAACAGGAAACTTAGCTTATCAACAAGCACTACTAGATGCTCAACAGCAACAAGCGCAATTAGCTTACAATGAACCATTAAGCAGACTTAATGCTTTTGGATCAGGGATAGCTAGTCAAGCAAGCGGATCACCAACAACTACTACTAACACTACACTAGGTGGCCCAGGAACCGTTGGACCTTTATCACAGGCGTTATCTGCTGGATTAAGTGCTTATGGTTTGGGAAGTATTTTTGGAGGAAATTAATGTATTTTAAAAGACCATCATTTAGAAGAGGCGGATCAACTGGTATTGGTCAACTTACACCTAGAACACAAGCTAGAGGTGGTGGAAATATCGGTGGCGGAACAATTGCAGGATCTAATTTAGGAACTAGAACAGGATTTTCTGTACTTGATATTATAAGTGGAAGCATGGCAGAAGAACTTACAGGTGGTTCTAATAAACCTCCAAAACCTAGATACGTTAATCCATTTAAAATAAAAGGTTATCCAAGTAGTAAAGGTATTTTAGAAGCTTTAAAACCAACCGGTTTAGCAAAATATCCTATTACAACAGGTGTAGGAGCTACAGCAGCAATTGGTGCGATACCTGCATATTTAGCCTACATGAATAGACCTAGAACTTTAGCAGAAAAAAAAGTAATGCAAGAGTATGGTCCTATAGATGAAACATTCTTTCAATATGATGAGTATGATGCAGATAGAAAAAAAGCTCGAGGAGTAGGAGAAGAAATTAGTTTTACTGATGCTTTATTTATGGATCCTGAAACAGGAAAATATCCAAGAATTTTAGGAAGAACAGAAGACAGAGAACCAGAAGAAAAATTATTTGGTGAGAAAGCGGGCTTCTTAC